CAGTTTCCGGTCGCCCTGCGGAGTGAAGCCCATCGTCAACACCCCCGTCACGCCATCGCAGGTGTCGATGTAGCGTTGCTCGTCAGGCTCGTTGAGGCGGAAGAACACATAGCCGGGGATGATCGGGGAGGAGACCGGAACCTTACGGAGCTGGAGCTGCTTCCACCTGACCTTCTGGGGGTAGTAAGCTTCGATCCCGATGGTCAGGAGGTCATGGGTTGCGCCGGCCTCTTTGCCCGAGCGAACGACTGCGACGTGCCAGGTCATGCAACCTCCTTGTCTGGTTGTCCCGAGTGGCCGCCGTAGGCCTGCCAGCGGATGGTCATTCCCCTTGCCTCCTCCACCAGTGATTTGCACTGGTCAGAGGTCAGGAGGATGCCGAAGCGCTCTTTGAGCAGGCCGCCTAGTTCGGCGAAGGCGTGGTTGGCTTCGATCATGCGGCGATTTCCCGAAGGTCGGCGCCCGCGTTAGATCCAGCCTCAGCGCAGTTAGGCGCCAATTCCCGAAGCAGGACGAGCCGATGATCCAGGGCGACCTTGGTTCGGAACACAGCCGACAGGTGGCCCATGAGCATCTCCGTGTTGTTGTCGTTGAGGGAGGCGAGGACCGCGTGTTGTTCCAGCTTGCCGGTGAACAGGGCGATCTCGGAGCAGAGGGCTTTGATGGTGGCGGCGCGGGTCATGCGGCGCCTGCCGGTTTCGACCCGATGCCAGCCAGAAGCTCGGCGACCTGACGGCGGCGCGTCTCGGCGTCGGGCTTGCTGATCCGGCGCGGCTCCTGTGCGACAGCCAGCTTGGCGCGATAGGCGGCGGTGTACTCTGGCAGGGTCTGCTTCAGCGCCAGTTCCCGCAGTTGGCCGGGGTTGGGCAGGAAGCGCTCGGGCGAGCGGACCCACGCCTTCATGGCCGCTTCGATGTTGGCCAGCGGAAGGTCGGTCAGCGCGTCCCGATACCCGCGCCACCAGCTCGCCCACTCGTTCTCGGAACGCTCGGCCTGGGGGTAGTTGGCGAAGCGGTCGGTGATGACGCGGGCGATGCCCTCCATCGTGGCGGGCTGCATCGCCAAGTCCCGCGCCACGATCAGCGCCGGCAGGGCGGCCTTGACCTCGGCATGAAGCGCGGGGTTGGCGACGATGCCCTCCACCGCGTCAGCCGTCGTCGGCTCGTGCAAAAGCAACAGCCTCAAAGCCTGAGAGAGCGCGTCCGTAGTTTGCGTGACGCTCGATGATCTTTGCGGAAGGTGGTGCATGGCGTGGGTCCGGTTGAGGGCGGTGTTCATCGTTCCAGCGGTCCTGATTGAGCCAGGTCGCCGGGTTGGGCACGATCCCGCGCCGCCATTTGTCGCTTTGCTCGTTCGCGGCCCTCACGCCTTCGAGGATCACCGCCTCAGCGTTTTGTGTTCCGATGCGCTTCAGGGCCTTCGAGTAGGCTAGGCGAGCGGCGCCCTTGCCGACCTTCTCGGGATACTCACGCCAGAACGCGTCGAACGCGCGTGTTGTGTTTGATGGTTCTTCTGACGGTTCAGATGACGGTTCAAACGTAGTGAGGGCGGAAACCATTTCCGGTACCCCCCGGAAACTGTTTCCGGTACCCCTGCTGTCAATTTCCGGGGGTGCGGAAATGGTTTCCGGTACCCCCCCTTCGAGGTGCCGGGTGATGATGTCGGTCGCCCGGCTTCCGTCCTGACGGTCCCGGCTGACGCGGGTGATGATGCCCCTGCCCTCCAGAGCAGCCAGCAAGGCGCGGACGGTGCGATCCGTGAGGCAGGTGTCTTCAGCCAGCCGCCGTTGCGAGGGCCAGCACTTCATGCGCTCGTCCGCGTAGTTGGCGAGCGTGAGCAGCAGGAGCTTCTCGGAGGGAGAAACGCCGCGAAGCGCTAGAGCAAGGCTGATGGCCTGGACGCTCATGCGGCGGCCTTCTGAAGACCGACACGCCCGCCGCGCCGGTTGTCGTAGGGCTCGCCGATCATGTCGCCATGACGGACCAGGGCGTGCCAGACGGTCGTGTGGTCGCGTCCGTAGAACTGCCCGATCCTCATCAGCGAAAAGCGCGGCGTGCCGTCCTCCCGCGTTTCCATGGCCATACGCCACATCGCCTCGTTACGGGCGCGCACCACGGCAGCGGTTTTCAGGGGCGTGCGAAGGCCGCCGGGCTTGAAGCCGTGACTTGCGGCCACGTCGGCGTTGATCTCGACCATGGATGGCTTGGGTTTCAGATCGCCGTGCCAGAGGGCTTTGACGGTGTTCATGCCGCCCTCCGTTCATGGGAGACCATGCCGCGCCAGTCGAAGGTGAAGACGCAGCCGTCGATCACCTCACGGTGGATGAAACCGCCTTGGGCGATGCAGGCTTCGACGTAGTCGTCGTCGCGGGCCTCGAAGCCCTCCAGCGCGTTCTGTTGGGCCTTGTAGTCGCTGCCGTTGCACAACAGGAGGTAGCGCTCCCGAACCTGCCCGCCGGTCAGGCCAAGGCCGATGCCGATGTCAATGAACCTGTGATTTGCCCTGCGGAGCGAAACGATCTGGGCGTCTTCCTCCGGGGTGTAGCGGTGATACGACCCGCGCCGGGCCATGCCGGCGGGGCGGATCTTCGATAGCCGGGCGCAGACGCTCTTTTCCGTCCGACCGATGATCTCGCCGATGGCCTGGTTGGTCATGCCCTCCGACACCAGCCGCAGGACGGTGTCGTCGTCTTTGGGTGAATACGGTCCCTGTCTCATTGGTTTTCCCCTTGGATTGAGGCGGCATTGGCCGACCCCATAAGATGAAGGTAGGCTTCGTCCGAGAGGACGTGCATGGGCGGCTGGCGGTCTTGCTTGATGGTCAGGACATCACAGCCCTGCATCCACTCTTTGATGACCTTAAAGCCGCTGTCGTCTGCTCTGGACTTACATTCAATTCTCAGGGTGACGCCCGCGATCTGCACGGAAAGGTCGCCCTGAAGGAAGGTCACATCGTTCCGCGTCCCGTAGGCGCCAGAGCCCGGCTGAAGCACCACGCGGGTCACCCCGAGGGCCTCCAGAGCCTTCCGGCTTGCGACCTCCAGCCGACGCCCCTTCTTGGCGGTGTTGAGGCGGCCCTTGACCTTGGGAGCAGGCGGCGGGGTGCAGGCGCACACCTCCCGACGTTCACGGCTCTTGCCGACCCACCGGGTGTTCTCGCCGCAGGTTCCGCAAATGGTGGGAAAGCGCGTCTCTCCGACGCCGGCAACGTCGCTCATAGCGAGCTGTCCGTGGCTTCGTTGTCAGCCATCCAGTTGATGACAAAGCCGCCAACCTTGAGGATGACCACGGCGCCCACGACGAGGAAGATGGCCAGGCCGATCATGCTTCACCGCGCAGGGCTGCATGAACGAGCGACCGTTTAGCCGCGAGAAGATGCTTCACCGGCTGGTGATGGCGGCGGGCGTCTTCGATCTGGCGGTCGATGGGGCGGGTGAAGCGACGGCAGCGCCACGCGGCGTAAGCTTGTCGGATGCGCGGTATCATAGTCCCCTCCCCTTCCGCGCCAGACGCGCGATTGCGATTGAAGTCAGGCGCTCACCGGCGCCGCCGATCCCGAGCCCCAAGGTCGTCAGCAGGTCGCCGATCCCCCAGAGCGTCAGGGTCCAGGGACTGCGAAGCCATCGCTTCACGGCGCGTCCGAAGCTGAACAAGTTTCTGGCTGGCATCCGCCGCCCTCTCGATGATCTGTTGAAGTTGGCGTTCCTCGAACTGCGAGTAGGTCTCGCCAGTGAGGGCCGCGCCGAGGCAGGCCAGCAGGCTCCACCCTTCGGCCTTGATGGCTTTCGTCAGGGTCCGCTCGCTGGCGTGGCCCTTGACGACGTTCGCCGCTGTGGAGGCGTCGATGCCCCAAGCGCGCGCGATGTGTTTGGCAGTGTCGCGGGGGTACTTCTGCCGAGCGAGATCGGCCAAGGCCTCCCCCATGCTCAGGTCGAAGAGTTGCCGACGTAGGGGCACGAAAGCCTCCGTGAGATGCGTCATGGTTGGGACGCTCCCACTGAGGGGGTGTTGCTAAGGGCAGACAGATGCAGGCGGCAGACCGTGATTTTACCTACGGGCTCCGTTTGCTTCTGGCGGCTCGCCGGATTGAGACTTGCGAAGACGACTACGCTCGGGAGCGCCTGCAAGCGCTGGCCGAGGTCTACAGAGAACGCGGAACACGCATGGCGTGCGGGGCTGCAACCCCCGCGCTGCACTCGTTTTAGCGCGGCAGATTGTCGCGAAAAGTAACCATAAATATCCCGCCCAAAATGAGCCGCCGTGTGGTTCCCTTCTCTCAGGGGGCGAACACGGAGGGGGCAAATGCTACCGACACCGACAGCAGAGATGATGCTTCTGCTTGGCCTTTTGGCCGCGCTGACAGCCGAAAACCCGGACAAGTGCAGCAAGCTTTCCCACGCCTTATTGGACCGGCTCGGGCCGAGAGAGCCCCGCCGAGTGCGCGAATTGCGCGAGGTCATGCCCGCCATGACAGAAGCCAAGCGAGGCGCTGCCGTGGTGATGCAGACCCGCTGTGTGGTCTGTCCGTGCCGGCAGTCGTGCAAGGCCCCCGTCGTCATCGACTAGGCCGCCCGCTTCGCGAGGTAGACCTTTTCCAGCTTCTCAACCGTCAGAGCCGGAAACGCCCGGCTCATCTGCGGCCAGTACTTCGGCGGGATGTTGTTGCGGGTCTTCCACTGCTTGACGGCGTTGGGCACCAGGCCGAGCTTGTCGGCTATGGTCTTGATGCCCTTGTCGGCGATGATCTCAGAAGGGGTCATGTCGGTTACGATACTCAAAGTATCGCGTCATCGCAAGCGCAAATTACGACCTGTATCGCCGGTTTCGATACGCTCTGAAACATGATCCAGTGGGAAGACCTGCGAGAGCCTTGGGAGCGCCTGCGATGGGCGCGGGCTCGGGCTGGATTTGAGCGGGCCAAGGATGCAGCCGACAGTCTGGGCATGAACCCCGTCACCTATCGCTCCTATGAGCGGAGGCCGGATCAGGCCGGGGCGCGGATGTTCGACCACCAGGCCGCCGCGCGTCTGGGCAAGAAGTTCAAATGCTCTTGGAACTGGCTACTGACCGGCGAGGGCTCGCCAGATGACGCCATGTCGCCCACGATGCGCGTTGCCGAGCAAATGGCCGAGCGCATAGACCAGATAGAAGAAGGACCGCAGCGCGAGGCGGCGGTCCAGCTCATATGGTCGGTTCTGGAAAACTACAGCAAGAAGGCTGGCTAGTACTTCGGGGCCTTGTAGGGCTTGAAGGCCGAGCTGGGGGCCTTCGGAGGCTTCGGCGGCTTGTAGGTGTAGTCCGGCGCGACCGTTCCCGCCTTCCCCGTGTAGGGGTTCACGTTCGGCTTCGTTGAATAGTTATCGACGTTCGTGTCGTTGGGCGCCGTCCGAGTGTGCGGCGGGACGTAAACCCCATCCTTCCTGATATGGCCTTGCACCTGTACCTGGGCCATCGCCGGCAGCGCCAGCGCCGCCAGAGCAACCCCTAGAATCACAATCCGCATTTGTCCCTCCTCGCCCTTGCGATCAGGGAGCGTGCGACTTTGTGCGATACGTTGTGTAACTTTCCACTTGCATGGCGCGATACGTCGTGTATCGTGTTCTCAACACCAGAGGACACGCACCCATGGCCACCACCGCCCACACCAACGAAGTTCTTGCCGACGCTTTCACCAGCTTTGCGCGCTGCAACTTCGACGCCGATCCCGTCGCCTTCGTCCGCGCTGAGAGCCGCCTGCTGGACGCCGCTATTGGCGCTGGCATGGACTACGACGAGCCCGACCTGACGGAATGGGCCGCTGCCCGCGTTCAGAAGTGGTGGGCGTAATGAGCCGCGCCAAGATCAGCTTCGAAATCGAAGTCACCTGTGAGGTCGATAGCGACGGACACGCCATCGTCCAGCGCATCGACGCCGTCACCGGCTATCGCGACCGCCAGTGGCTGACGACCCTTCTCGCCACCGAGCCGCAGATCAGCGCCGAACTCGACGCCGCCATCTGCAAGGCCTTCGCTGACCAGATCGCGGACGCTGCGGCTGAGGAAGACACCGAAGCCGCCGACCGTGCGGACGAAGCGCGCGAACAACGCCGCGACGACGAACTGATGGGGGTGCTGTGATGAACGGCACCCTCGCCCAGTACGACGACCTCTGCCAAGCCCTTGAGGCTTACGAGGCCGCGCCCTGCCCCTCGCAAGGATGGAAGCCCCGCTTCGGTCGCCTCGTTCTCTGCGCCTTTCGCTGTGGAAAGCCTGATGGGGTTGCGACCCTGCCTTGGGCTCAACAGCGGGTCGCCACCTACACCAACCCCGTCAGCTTTTCGATCAGGAGGGCGGCATGACCGACCGCGAACAACTCACCTGGCCTCCCCGTGCGCCGATTTCGTTCGTCCGCCCCCGGCGTCACCGCTGGACCATCTGGCACAGCATAGCAGCTTGGGCCGGGTTCTGGCTCATTGTTGGCCTGTACCTGGGGGTGGCGCTGTGAGCGGGCGCGACGTTCGCGAGCGGCTCTACGACGGGACGATGCTGATGTTCAGCGACCTCCCGTGGGCGCGGAACAGCCTTGAAGGCCATCGCCGCCTGCAAGCCGCCCGCGATCCGCTCATCGCCGAAAGCTACCGCAACCGCGCCGACCGTCTGGAGCGCGCGATCCAGGCCACTGAGGCCGACCTAAAAGACCTTGAGAGGGAACTAGCCAATGTTCACTGACACCCAAAAGAAGGCGCTCGCCGCCAAGCTGGACCCGGCCCATGTGTCATCGCGCAGTCAGTCCGGTCGCTCCCTCTCGTACATCGAAGGCTGGTGGGCGGAAGCCGAAGCGAACCGGATCTTCGGTTTCGACGGCTGGACCTCCGAAGTCATCGAAGTCCGCTGCGTCTCCGAACGGGAGCGGATGATCGGTCGCGACAACCCCAAACCCGGCTTCGGCGTGTCCTACGTCGCCACCGTGCGCGTGACTGCCGGCGGTGTGGTGCGGGATGGCGTGGGCGCCGGTCATGGGATCGACGTTGACCCCGGCCTTGCCCACGAGAGCGCCATAAAAGAGGCAACCACGGACGCTGAAAAACGCGCTCTGAAGACCTTCGGAAACCCGTTCGGCCTCGCCCTCTACGACAAGACCCAGGCCAACGTCGGAAGCCCCCGCAAGAGCGCAGCGCAGGCCAAGCGCGACGGCGACCACGAGCGGATTAAGGAAACCTTCGCGGCCATGACCTCGCTTGCCGAGCTGGACGCATGGGCTCAGGACTTCGACCAGAACACGGCGGAACTCCCTATCTCGTGGCTCGATCCGATCCGCGACGAGTGGCAGCACCGCCGCAACGCGATCATCGAAGACGCGAAGCTTGCCGCGTGACCCGTGAAGCTACCCAACACCCCGGAAGTCCTGTGGGCACGCGCGTTCTGTCGCGAGGTGCTGAGGGCCTTTCCGGGGACAGAAATCACAGTGAGGGAAGGGGTGCGAAGCTTAACAAGCCGCCCCGCTTCATCCGATGAGCGAACGCCACTTCCTGAAGCTGACCAAGAGCAACCGCCGCATCGCCGCCGGGTGGGTCGCTAAAGCCCCTGACGGCTGGATGCTGGAAGTCCGCGAGCCGAACCGCTCCGTTGAGCAGAACGCCGGGTTCTACGGCTTGCTCGACCAAGTGCTGAAGCAACGCCCCGTCCACAACGGCGTGCAGATGGATCAGGCACTTTGGAAGGCCGTGTTCATGGACGCTTGGGGGGCTGAGGTTCGCTTCCTCCCCAAGCTGGAAGGCGACGGCATGTTCCCGGTCGGCCACCGATCCTCGCACCTGACCGTGGGGGAAATGCGGGATCTGATCACCTTCATTCTGGCCTGGTGCGCGACCGCCGGGCTGAACATCCAACACTTCGACGAGGCCGCGTGATGAGCATCAAGCCATATCTGGAACTGATCGACGCCAAGCGGATCGCTTTCATCCCGCGTGGCATGGCTGACCTGCCTGCCCTTTCGCCCGCGCTGAAAGACCACCAGCGGCACGCGGTGGAGTTTGCATTGCGCGCCGGCTGCGCCGCCCTGTTTCTCGATACCGGACTTGGCAAAACCCTTTGCGCCCTGGAATGGGGCCGCGTTGTGGTGGAGCACACTGGGCGCCCCGTCCTGATGCTCGCCCCGCTGGCCGTCGCTGCTCAACATGAGCGCGAGGCGGTCAAATTCGGCATCGACGCGAAGTCCATCCGCGAGCCCGATCAGATCGACGGCGCCCGCATCTACATCACGAACTATGACCGAATGTCCAAGTTTGACCCGGACCAGTTCTCGGGCGTCATTCTGGACGAAAGCAGCATCATCAAGAGCTTCTCTGGCCAGACCACCAGGGCGCTTATCGCTGCGTTCAAACACACCCCGTTCCGGCTCTGCTGCACCGCTACGCCGGCTCCGAACGACCACGCCGAACTAGGCCAACATTCCGAGTTCCTTGGCGTGATGAGCCAGAGCCAGATGCTTACCCGTTGGTTCATCCACGACAGCGCCGACACCGGCACATGGAAGATGAAGGGCCACGCGGTCAAAGACTTCTGGAATTGGGTGGCGAGCTGGGCGCGCTGTGTGTCCAAGCCGTCCGATCTCGGGTTCAGCGACGACGGCTACAACTTGCCGGCCCTCAACATGCAACGGCACATCGTCGAAGCTGACCGTAGCATTGACACTGGCGCGGAGAAGGACGGCCAGGCCCGGCTGTTCCGTATGCCCGACACGTCCGCGACTTCCATTCACCGGGAGAAGCGGATGACGACCGACGCCCGGGCCGACGTGATCGCCGCCCTGGTGGCGAAAGAGCCCGATGAGGCGTGGGTTATCTGGTGCGACACCGACTATGAAGCCGACGCTCTGGCGAGCCGGATTCCCGGCGCCGTCGAGGTTCGCGGGTCAATGTCTCCCGAACTCAAAGAGGCGAACCTGACCGCGTTCAGCACCGGACAGGCGCGGGTGATCATCACCAAGCCGTCAATCGCGGGGTTCGGCCTTAACTGGCAGCACGCGGCACGAATGGCGTTCGTCGGCCTGAGTTTCTCCTATGAGAGCTTCTATCAGGCCGTTCGCCGATGTTGGCGGTTCGGCCAGGCGCGGCCCGTCGATGTTCATGTGGCCTGCGCCGACACCGAAGAAAGCATCTGGCAGATCGTTAGCCGCAAGGCCGGCGACCACAATGCAATGAAGACCGAGATGACCGCCGCCATGAGCCGCGCCAGCCGCTCTGTTCCCGAACAAGCCCCGTATCAGCCGGCAAAGCCGCTGACCCTTCCGAAGTGGATTGCAGCATGACCTCCGTACTTGACCAGCATTCCGGCGAGCGTTTCACGGTAATCAATGGCGACTGTGTCGAGGTTGCCGCCGGGCTGCCCGACAACAGCATCGACTTAAGCGTCTACAGCCCGCCCTTCGCTCACCTGTTCGTCTACAGCGACAGCGAGCGCGATATGGGCAACGTCAAGGACGAGGCCGAGTTTAAGGCGATCTACGCTCACCTGGTTAGGGAGAAGTTCAGGGTCACGAAGCCCGGGCGCCTGACCGCCGTTCACTGCTCCGACATTCCCCGGACCAAGTCCGTGCATGGCAGTGTCGGGCTTTACGACTTTCCCGCTGACATCCGCGAGGTTCACGAAGCCGCCGGCTGGACGTACCATAGCCGGGTGACGATCTGGAAAGACCCGGTCGTTGAGATGACCCGGACCAAGGCGCTGGGGCTTCTCTACAAGCAGCTTCAGACCGACGCCACGCGCTCCCGTCAGGGGATGCCGGATTATCTGCTGGTGTTCCGCAAGACGCCCGCCGACGAGAGCCAGGCCGAAAAGGTCGGGCAGGACGCCAAGCTTTTCCCGGTGAGCCAGTGGCAGCAATGGGCATCGCCGGTCTGGATGGATATTCAGCAGACCAACGTGCTCAACGTGAAGGTCGCGCGCGAAGACAAGGACGAGCGCCACCTTTGCCCGCTGCAACTGGATCTGATTGATCGGGCGATACGCCTCTGGACCAATCCAGATGATGTCGTTTTCAGCCCATTTACCGGCATCGGGTCCGAGGGATGGAGCGCGTTGAAAGCTGGGCGCAAGTTCATCGGGACTGAGCTTAAGACCGCATACTATCGGCAGGCCCTCAAGAACTTGACCGAGGCCGAAGCAACATGGAGCGGCCCGTCGCTCCTGTCCCTGGCAGGTGTGGCATGACCCCCAACCCTTCAAACCCCACACAGACAGAAGACTGGGCCGCCATTCCCCCTCCTCCGGCCACTGGGGAGGCGGGGACGTGAGCGCGTGCAACACCTGTCGCCACTGGGATGTTGGGCGGCAAGATGGATACACCGGACTGGCGCCCTGTAAGCGCTTTCCGCCACTCCGCGATCCGGCGGCGCGAGACGGCTGGGGCTACCCGAAGACCCTGCCTTACGACTGGTGCGGCGAGTACGCCACCCCTCCCCAACCCTCTCCGGCTGAGAGCGAAACACAATGACCCAATCCCCTGGTATGAGCGAACTAAGAGGGCTTCTGAAGAAGGCAACGCCGGGACCGTGGGCGCGTGGCGCATGGTACGGCAGGTGCATCAAGCCGTCGCATGGCGTTAACAATCACACTGGGAGGAACGGTTCAGACCCGTGCAAATACGACTACACCTTTGAGGCCGGCACCGCGATCTCTTCCTCGGTGGAGAACATCTATATCGCCTCGGTTGACTTGGACGGCCTAACAGAACCGGACGCCGCCCTCATAGTCGCCGCCGTCAATGCGTTGCCCACGCTCCTCGATGATCTGGCCGCCGCCCAAGGTGAGATAGAGGCCCTGCGTGCCGCGATTAGCTGGCTCATGCCGCCGTTCGTGGACAGCAAAACCCCGACCGAGGAACTCCGGGCGCGCGTCAAAGTCATGCTCGATGACGTGGCAAGGCTCGACGCCCGTTCAGCCCTCACCCTTAAGTCAGAAAAGGCCCCTTCCTCCCTCAAGGGCTCGGACGTTGGGGAGGTGGGGGAGTGAAGGTTTTGATTGCTTGCGAATACAGTGGCGTGGTTCGCCGCGCCTTCTCCGCTCTCGGTCACGACGCATGGTCCTGCGACCTTTTGCCAGCCGAGGACGGGAGCAACCGTCACATCATCGGTGACGCGCGGGAACTGCTCAACGACGGGTGGGACATGCTCATGGTCGCCCACCCGCCATGCACCCGCCTGTGCAACTCCGGTGTCCGCTGGCTGTCGGTCCCGCCCCCGGGTCGCACGATTGCCGAGATGCAGGCCGATCTGGTGGAGGGCGCCGCCCTGTTCTCCGACTTCTGGAACGCGCCCATCGACCGCATTTGTGTCGAGAACCCGGTGATGCACAAGCACGCCAAGGCGCTGATCCGGGGCTACCAGGAGCCGGCGCAATCGGTCCAGCCGTGGCAGTTCGGGCATGGCGAGGTTAAGCGGACGTGCTTCTGGCTCAAGGGCCTTCCGCCGCTGGTTCCGACCGATGTTGTCGAGGGCCGCGAAGCCCGCGTGCATAGGATGCCGCCCGGCGCCCTGCGCTGGAAAGAGCGCAGCCGCTTCTTCCCGGGTATCGCCGCCGCGATGGCCGATCAGTGGGGCGGTGATGCAGAGCGGAGGGTCGCGCAATGATGACCCCCGCCCCTGCCCAACGTCGTGGCTCTTGGGCCACGATGCGACAGACCGACCGTGACATATCCCGGGAGGCCATACCCATCAGTAGGGAAGAGACCGTCGATGGGTGAGAAGCGAAACACCTTCCTGCCGGCTGATATCCGAAAGGCCCTCAAGGCTGTGGAAAGCGGGGATCGAACGGTCTGCGCTGTGGACTTCCCGCCTGAAGGTGGCTTCCGGCTATTGATCGGAGAGCCCGTTGCGCCCGCTGTCGCGCGCAGCGGCGGAAACGAGTGGGATGAGGTTCTGTCGCACTGATGGAACCCATGGCGACAATCGAACTAGCCTACGTCCAGGCCTTCAAGGACCGGCACGGCAAGCTGCGGCACTACTACCGCAGGCCCGGCTATTCGCGCGTTGCCCTGCCCGGTGATCCGGGTTCGGCTGAGTTCATGGCGGCCTACGCAACGGCTCACGCCCGCGCGCCAGTGCCGAAAGAGCGCGCCGTTCAGCCCCGCTCGATCAACGCCCTGATCCAACTCTATTATGCCAGCACCGAGTGGAAGAACCTACGGGAAAGCACGCAACGCGCCTATCGCGGGCAGATCGACCGCTTCCGGGAGAAGTACGGCCACAAGGGCGCCGCGACCATCCAGACGATGCACCTGGACGCCATCTTCGACAAGATGAGCGACACGCCAGAGGCGGCGGTGAACCTTCGCAAGCGCCTTCGCCGCGTGTTCCGTATCGCCGTCCGCAAGGGCTGGAGACAGGACAACCCGATCATCGCTACCGAAGTGACGCGAGGCAAGCGCGCGGGCTTCACGCCGTGGTCTGAGGACGACATAGCCGCCTTTGAAGCGCGGTGGCCTACAGGGACGCGCGAGAGGCTCGCTATGGCCCTTCTCCTGCACACCGGCCAGCGGAGGTCCGATGTGGTCGGCATGGGCCGTCAGCACGTCTCAGGGGGCCGCATATCGGTCAAGCAACAGAAGACCGACGCGCGGTTGAAGATCCGCCTGCACCCCGCCCTGAAGCGCGAGATCGACGCCGCTCCGGTCGGGATGACGTTCCTGCTCACACAGTTTGGCGAGCCCTTCACCGGGCCGGGCTTCACCAACTGGTTCCGGGATCGGGCGCGGGACGCTGGCCTTACCGGACGCAGCCCCCACGGTCTCCGCAAAGCCGCTGGCCGGCGCCTGGCTGAAGCCGGATGCACGCCCCACCAGATCGCGGCGATCCTCGGACACGCTTCGCGCCAGATGGTCGAGCTGTACACGAAAGACGCCAATCAGGTGAGGCTGGCAGACGAGGGAATGGACCTGTACGAGGCCAAACACTGAACAAGGTGCGTCAACCCTAGTTGCGTCAAACCATATTATAGTGTTGAATACGTTAGAGAAATAAGCGGTGGTGGCGACTCCAGCAGGACTGACCTAGCCAAGAAAATACAGCAGCTTGGCAGCGTCAAACCTAGCGGATCGGCCATAATGACTTCAAAGGCTTAGGTCCGAACGTCAAACCTTTCCCCCTCCGGTTATCGGCCTATCCTGGCTGAAATAGAATGGAAATTACGGAAGATGGAAGACGAGAATATTTACGCTGACGAGGACTGCCCCGGTTGCGCTGGTGGCGATCTGGTTCCGGCGGTCCTGCCCAATGGCTTCTGGAGCTGCCCTGTTTGCGACGCCGTGTGGGAGCAGGACGATGAAGAGGCTCCCCTCCCCATGCCTGAAACAGATCCCCTGGTTACGCTGAGAGAGCGGGTAAGGGAGAGGCTGCGCGCGATCTTCAGCGAGAACATGTACGAGGGTCAGTACGAACCCGACCCGATCATCGACGCCATCCTCCGAGAGTTTCGCCTTCAGCCTGTAGCTTGGGGGAGGGTTACTGAGGGTGGGGAGGTTGAGGGGCTTTAGTCGTCCCAACCTTCGATGCTGTTTCCGCCCCAGCCGTCGATCCAACCAGTGTCGATTTCTCGTTTCATCGTCTGTCTCCGGGTTGAGGGGCTGTAAGAGGCTCGGCGGGGTTGGGGGCGCGGTAACTGCGGCACGTCGCCTTGTCTACATCGCGCCCGGTTGCCGACCACCAGCAGCCTGAGAAGTCATCTACGGATGCGGTTCCGGGCTCATCCCGATCTAGCCAAGCGCCGCACTTTTCGCAGCGGATCAGCATGTCGTCGCCGGCAAGGGCGGCCTCGACGAGGCGTTCATAGTCGGCGACGGGGAGCGTGATTTCCACGCCCGAATATACCCGACAAACCCTTGTTCCACAAAGGAAAATGTGGGATATTCGGTGCATGAGAGGCCGATACGAAGTTAGCCGTGAAGGCAGCGACCGGGTCGTTTACCGCTGGCTGAACGAAGCTGGTCAGCGCTGTACGCGTTTCATCTGCGAGGCCATCGGCAGCCGGGCGGGGAACGTTGAGCCTACCGAGGTTGCTGCTGAAATCGCCGCTGCCCTCAACGCTCTTGGAGCGGAGCCCCGAGGCGCTCACCCTCTCGCCTAGCCCACATACGACAAAACGCCCCCCGATATCTCAGGAGGCGCTTCATTGAACCCGAGGCCTTGGCCTACAAGGGCGGTCGTTAGGCAAGTAGCGTTAGCTATCCGGTGGCTTGCAAGTACCGAAGCGCCACCAGGGACACCGCCTCAACGCCCTCGCCTGCTCCCAAGCGTCCAGAGCTTTCGCCTGCTCCGCGTTCGCCAGCACAGCCAGCTCGCGCTTCTCGTCACAGGTCAGCAATTGTTCCCCCCGGATAGCCGCGATGATTTCGAGGTCTTCCAGCGTGACAGCGGGCCGCGTGTAGAGGGTGCAGGGGGCCTTAGCGTACTCCGGCGTCGTCACCCGTGGCGCTGGTCCCACCGGGGCAGACAGACGGCCTTGAGAGGCACAGGCTGCGGTCATGGTCAGCAATGCGCTGCTCACGATCAGGACCGAGAGGGGCTTTCGCATCGGGGGCTCCTGTGGCTTGCTCAACATAGCGGGTGATGGTGTTGGTGCGCTCTATGACGCGCTCGGTGATCTGGCCTTGAGCGGCGCCGAGTGCGGCTTGGCCGTCAGCTTCCGCGCCATTGCTGACGGCGGTGTCGCTGGCGGTCTCCTCGCGGGCCTGCCACTTCACCGTCTGGGCTTTCCAGAACGAGACGATAGGGCCACCCAACAGGACCGCCCCAGAACCGCGACAAGGGCGACGCCAGCGATCCAGAGGTAGAGGCGGGGGATCATCCCGTTACCCCCTTCTTGTACAGCCAGCGAAGGCCAAAGAAGCCGGTTACGGCGAAGCAGGCGATGGCGAGCGCACCACCGGCCACGGTGAAGAAGCCGTCGATGAAGGCGGCGATCATTGGGGGGCTAGCTCAAAGTGGGGAGAATCATGCTCCCCTTTTTCGCGGGGGTTGCCGTCGCGGTCCCAGTCCATGCCGCTGCGGATCGGAATGCCCAACTCACGCGAGGCCGTCAGCATGGCGATGTAGACCAGATCGAACGGCTTCAGGTCTTTCCAGTCGTAGGGCGCCGGCAGAAGATCCACCGCGTGACCGAAGCCGTCAGCCTGGAGGAAGTGGTTGCTCTTGAGCGTCCAGGTGACGACCTGGCCGGGCTTCGTGCGGCCTTGGGCGTAGAGGGCCTTCTGGCGCTCCGGCGTCCGCACGCCCTCGATGACCTTGAAGTCAACGGGGCTGATCTGGATTGCCCTCTCAACGACACGGATCAATCGGGGATGGACGCCCGCGAGGTTGGCGCGCGATGCCGGGCCTAGTGCATAGGTCATGGCTTGACCTCCGTTGTGGTTGTGGTGGTGACGGTGGGCTCGGCCTCCGTCTCGATCTCGCCGCCGAAGCCACCGGGGCCTGACAGCTTCAGCTTCTCCAGCCGGTTGCGCTGGAACCACTGGCCCCCGAAGCCGACCAGAACGACAGCGATGATCGCCACGGCTCCGAGGTAGTTGATCCGCTGTTCCTGCGTCCCTTCAGCCCACGGGCGATAGGCGAGGATGTAGATCAGCCAGCCAGCGATGAGGGTGACGACAGGGGTGAACAGGAGGGCCAGCACGTCACGCGCGGCGGATGCCCATTCCTTCACAAGCTCGGAGCGCATCACCCCTCCTCATCGTCGTAGGTGTCGAGGGTGGCCGGTTCTGGTCTCAGGTCGTGTTCATCCGGGGGAAAGCCAGCGGCTTGGCGGTAGGCTCTGCGGTACTCGCGGCGCTGCTTGGCGTAGGCTGCGTACTTGCGCTTCCAGGGGATCGGAGGGGGCATATCACCATCCAGTTTAGATTCACACGAACCGTTCAATGTGTTATGGTTCGCCATGAGCAAGTTCATCGACCTGACCGGACAAACCTTTGGCGCTTGGACTGTTACGGGCGAACCGCGCCGTGACGGTCACCGCACCTTTTGGCGCTGCCAGTGTTCGTGCGGCGAAGTGGCAGAGGTCAGAGGCGACAGCCTGCGCGGTGGCCAGACGGTTCAATGCGCCCTTTGCCACCGCCGAACGGCTGCGAAGACCCACGGCCTTGCCGGAACCCCGACGTGGCTATCGTGGCAGGCAATGCGGAACCGCTGCCTGTGCGAAGGCTCCGCTGACTATGCGCGCTACGGCGGGGCCGGGGTTACGATTACCCCGCGATGGGACGACTACTTGGTCTTCCTCAGCGACATGGGCGAGCGCCCCACCGGCAAGACCCTGGATCGGATCGACGTTACGCGTGGATACGAGCCTGACAATTGCCGTTGGGCTACGCCGAAACAGCAGGGCCGGAACCGTCACCGCACCGTGTGGTTGACTGCCAACGGCAAGCGCCAGTCAATCACCGATTGGGCGGATGAACTCGGCTTCCTGCCAATCACGCTCTACAAGCGCCACGTCGCCGGATGGTCAGACGCTGACGTTGTGAACACCCCCAAGCTCACAGCGGCAGAGGGCGGCGTCAGGAGTGGTGCGGCACGGCGTCAGGCGGCCCGAATATCGGCCCCGTCGCCGGAGTAAAGAGACCGGATAGTCAACATACTGATGAACGATAGGTCCGTGATCAGCCCGCTGTGGACCGTCATTTCACAGATGCCCCAATACCACCCGGTCAATCCATGGGCTGCGTACGATTCTACGGTGCCCCAAGGCATCGCACACCCCACCTCGACCATGCTGATCACGTCGATGGGGCCGATCTTCGGGCTGTCGTGAACCTGACGGCGGTGCGTGTGGCCCGAGACGACAGGGACCGTGCTTTCGTTCGCTGCGCGCTGAGGGCCCGTCTTGCCACCGTAGGCCCTGCCCGCCCCGTTCGTCGGGTGATGGGTGAAGGCCACGCCGTTAACATAGAACAGCTCGCCGTAGGGCCGCGTCTGCCAGCCGAATTGCGCGAAGGCCTGGTCACGCTGGACGGTGAAGGTCTGGTGGGCTTCGGGGTTGGCGTTCTCGAAACGCTCAAGGCGATATTCGTGGTTGCCTAGAAGCAGGTTCTGACGGGGCCGATAGTCGGCGGCCATGCCCTTGCGCCAGTGCTGGTGCGAGGCGACAAGGTTGTCCATGTCGGCGCTGATCGGCGGCTTGTATCGCGCCTTCTGGGTGTCGTTGCGGTCGTGCTGGTTGACGCTGTCCCATGAGGACCAATCGCCCACCTGAATGATCCGCTCGAACCGCTTTTCGGAGGCGTGCCGGGCAATCCAGGTCATAATCGCCAGCCGGTCTTCGTGGCGCGGGTCTTGGTGCAGATCCCCGATGACGAGGATGCGCTCACCCTGCCCTTGCGGCGCCATGAGCGCGGGCTCTATCTCGACGGGATGGTGCAGCACTTGCCGAGGGACCGGCTGCTGGTAGCGCATGGCGCGATACAGAGACCAATCCGGCTCAAGCCCGTGGAGGCTCTTGGCGGGCTCCATGCGGGATATGAAGGTGTTGACCGAGCCAACCCACCGTTCCGCTACAGCATCCCTTGCAGCGGCGCGGATGGCCCCTTCACCGGGCCCTGATAGTCCTTGAGGGCGATACCCCTCTCTTAGCTTGTCCTCTACCCGTTTAACCGTTTCTTCTGCGATAGCTTTGGAAAGCGGGGGGTTAGGCATTTAGCCACCCGTTGCGCGGCGGCGGGGGGCGTTGAGGTCTTTGATGGCGTCACCCAGCTTGCTGATCGTCTGGTTGAAATTCTTCATGTCGGCGCGAAGCTCGATCACTAAATCCCGAACGTCGCCGTGTTCCTTCGCTCTTTCCTTCAAGGCGCGGATGTCGGCGGTGATCGTGGCCCCCCACCAGATAGTCCCAAAAATCTGAACGAGGAAAATGAGCGCAAGGCCCCCCAGGCTAATCCATGCGGGGGCGGTCATGCGGGCCACGCCCCGGTGTACTTCTGCATAGCGGTCACTCGCTTTTGTGGGTTAAGCTCGCCGGTCACGCGCGTGACCCGGCTGTCACTAGTCGGGGCCGTGGGGGTGTTGACGCACCCTCACGGTTGCAGAATTTAAATCCAGACGCAGGGCAGCAAGGCAACGCTGCGGGGGCGGTTCTCGGTGCCGCTGGGGTTTCCGGTATCGAAGGCCGACAGACTGCCGGTGTTTGTCGGAACCACAGCGTCGGACGCAGCATCGAACCGGGCGCCTGGTCTGGAGAAGCCGGCAGTGTGCGTGTGGGGGCCAACCATCTCTCCCATCGGGTGACCGATGACGTTCGCGGCGTCCAGCGCCCGGCTGTCGTCGATGCCTCGCAGGAACTCGCCACGCAGATCGGGAAGGGTCAGGCGCTTGTTCGCGGCGAAGTCAGCGGCTGCGCTTGCACCCCTGGTTGATCCCGCCCCTGCGCTGGTGAGGATCGGGCTGTCAGCTGCCGCCCATGCCCACAACAGGCCGAACAACGCCGAATAGTCAGCACTGGCGTTCGTCGCCCCGGACGCGGCGGAACCGATAGTCGCGCCGTTGCACTTCAGGGCGCCCGTGGGCGCCGACGTGCCGAAGTAGTAGAAGAAGGTTCCCGTATATCCGCGCATGATAGCGTTGCGCTCCGGCGCCGTCAGGGCGGTAAGGTCCTCCTGCGAGGAGAAGCCTTGCGCGTCCTCAATCGCCCCCGGCTCCAGCGCCGAACCCGGAATGGTCGCCTCTGTGATGTCCCCGCCGTCGATGGTGCCCGCCGATTGGGGGACGTTGATCTGTTCCGACTGCACCAAGGGCGTCGCCAGGTCGCCGTCGCTGGCGATGATGTCGAGCCGCAGGGTGTCTGTCCCGGTGAAGTAGACCGTTTCAGGGAAATTCCCCGAAGCGTCCGCGACGATGGGATAGGCGTGTTCTTCCGTCAGGTCGGGGTCGGTGTAGATGACCGCCGCCGTCGTGGTCCCGGCGATACGAAAGTACGCCTTGCCGCCTGCCAATTGCAAACCGGCGTCGTTGAGCCGCTTGGCGAGCTGATAGGTTTGCATGTCTGGAGAGCCCTGTTATTTAGGGGAATGCCGGATATTCGATGGAAGTGGGGCGAGGAGTACGTCGCCCGCCGCAGATGGGTGAACGCGGCGTTTCTGTTCGTCTACGCAGCCGTTATCGGATGGCTGTGGATGCGTTGGCTGGCTGGTTCTGGTTGGCGGCTGCTACGCCGGCTCCTGTCGCACGCGAAGCGCGAATGGCAGCGTCCGCTGTGAACGCCTGGAACTGTTGCGCGACCTTGGGGCCGTACTTCTGTTCGATGTAGACCAGAGCCGCATCGAGCCGGTTGGGGTCGATAGCGAGCATGGTGAACTCTTCGGCCTCTTTGGGCTTGAAGCCCTTGGAGCGCCAGTAGTTCATCCCGGTCTCGACGATGGCGCTGCGCCATCCTCCGGTGATGACCTTCTTGCCAACGTCCAGCACCCCATCGACAGCCTCGTTGTCGGCGCTGCGAAGGGCCGTCTGAGAGCCGCCACGGGGGGCGATGTCGTTGGCGTTGCGAACGGCCTGCCCCTCAAGGCGAAGGGCGTTGCGGAACTCGCCGCCACGCTCCGGGCCGATCAAGGCGTTGGTGCGGGCAGCCGGTTCAGCGCCGACCGCGTAGCGCCGGGCAAAGCCGGGAGCGGTCGCGGGGTTCTCGCCGCCCGCCGTAGCCTCCAGAGACCGCCGCGCGCCGGCACGGGCCACGTCCAGTTGCTCCGGCGACATCTTGCCGACCGCCGCAACGAACTCGTCAGTGGCCCCCGGCTTGGTGAAGGTCTGACCGACCGTGGTCGCTTCGATAAGGCCGCTGTTGACCTCATAGCCCTTCAGGGCCTCGTCATATCCGGGAACCTGAGAGCGGGCATTGCCACGGATGGCGCTCGACAGGCCGGTGAACAGGCGCGTGTCGTTGGTCGCGGCGCCCATCGGTCCACGGGCGCGCTCTGCGGCGTCCTGAAGGGTCTTGCTGATCTGCTGCGCCATGCCGACCGTGATCCGGGTTTCGCCGGGAGCGTCCAGAGCATCGGCAGCCAAGCGGTTGAGCCGGGCGCCCACTTCCCTTTCAGCAGGGTCCAGGCTGTTCAGCGCAGCGTCGGCGGCGTTCTTGATCTCGGCACGACCACGCGGGGAGCGCAACGCCATGACCGTATCGGGGTCAAGGCTGATCTCAGTGTCACGCACCGCGCCGAATTGCTGGTTGGCCTGCGCTGACCGGGTCGCGGCAATCTCCCCACGGATGGCATCGGGCGTGCGCGGGTCGCTTGAGATGTAGCGGCGAGCCTGCCCGCCGATGCGGTCGGGGAGGTTCACGGCGCGGCCTTCGGCGAACTCCGTCGTGGCCTGACGCGCCGGGGTCATCTTCGACGCCGTAGCGCGAACGACCGCCCGCCCGCTGTCGTCAACCACATCCACCAGAGCCGGATCAATGCCAGCGGCGCGATACTCGGCCTGCTTGGCGCGCATGGCGGCGATGTCCTGACGTGCGACCTTCTGCGCCTTGTCGATGCCGGGGTTGCCGACGCGCGCCCCTTTAGGCGCACGGGTGAGGACCGCGCCAACGGTCGCGCCCAGACCACCGCTCAAAAGCGCGTTGACAGAGCACTGGTTGTTCCGCTCCTCCAGCGTGCCCCGATCCAGAAGGCCAGCCGCGCCAGCCTGAAGCGCCGCGTTGCCCGCCGTGTTAGCCACCACCTCGCCACGGGTCGCCATCTGAGAGGGAGCGCCACCGGGGACAAACAGGGTCGGAACCATGCCCGTGGTTTGACCGACCGCACCAGCCCAAGGCCGGCGGCTGTCGAAGTTGTCTTCGATGCCCCGCTGGATAGCCAGTTGGTTGCCGAAATCGTTGGCGACGCCGCGCGCGAGGCTCAAGGGGTTGGCGCTACCGGCATCGGGCCTGATGTTCCCGGTGAGCACGTTGCCGACCGTCCCCAGACCGGCGGAAAGTTCGTCACCGATCAGAAGCCCGCGATTGATGTTGGCCGCGAAGCCGCCAATCTCGCCCAAGGCCCCCTTGGTGCTGCCAGCCTTGCGGATGATGGGGTTGCCACCTTGGCCGTTGACCTTCTTGCGGAGGTTGTTCTGCGGGTCGTAGTAGTAGCCGCCCACCGGGATCTTCGTCACTTCGGCCTTGTAGCCTTCGGAGCCGATCTTGAGGGATTTGGACAGGCGAACGGCCTGTCCCCGGTCCCGCGAGGCCTTAGCGTCGGCGGCCATCTGTCGGCCACGGGGACGCCCACGGGCGGGCTGAAAGTCAGACCACGGGCCGTCTTGAGCCGCCGCTTTCGGTGCGTAGTCTTCCCACGGTCCTGCCATTATTGCTTGACCCAGCTAGAGGGGTTGGCAGGGTCGCCGCCCTTGTAGCGGTAACCCTTGCGGACTTCACCGACCTTCGGGCCAGCAGGCCTTGCAGGGGCCGCAGCGGGACGAGGGGCGCCCGCAGGGGCTGCGGCAGGCTGACGCCCCGCGCCGGTCCCGCGCCACGTCTTGGCCTCCGGGAAGGGCTTGGGCTCGCCAAGGAGATCAGCCGCCGCGTTGACCAGCATCTTCCGATTGCGCGTCTTCGCCTGAAGGGTCTGGATGGTGTCACCCTTCTCGGGCAGATTGGCGCGGATGAAGCGTTGAGCCTCCGTGTCCGTCACCGCCGCACCCGAGAAGATCGGCATCAGGACGCTTTCAAACGACTTGGAAGCCTGAATGTAGTCTTGGAAGTCCTGCCCCCCGATGGAGCGGGCCGCCCAATCGTTCATTGAGCCGTTCTCGCCCTTGCCCATGAGCAGGGTGGCGCCCCAATCACGGTCGTAGGGGTTCTCGACCTTTTTGGTCCCGTAGCCTTCGACCTTCGCCATCTGGAACATGGCCGACACGGCGGGATCAAGGCCAAGGGTGAGGCGGGTTCGCGCATCGGCGCCGGCGAGGCCAGGCTGCTCACCTTTGTCCAGAATCGTCATGCCGCCTCTCGGGCCAGCACGTGCGATGGTGCCGTTGGGAAGCTTGACCGCCCCCTGCCCCCACTCAGGCGCGGCTTCCGGGCCAGAGGCGTCAACCCACTGAGCGCCGTCCCACTTGGCCTTCTGAGCCGGGTTCTTCGGGTTGGTCTGGATTTCACCGATTTCAGGCATGGATCAATCCCACTGAGGAGTAGCGCCGGAACCGTAGGAGCGGCCACCCGCTGGAGGCGCAGCGCCGCCACCCCCACCACCACCCGAACGGGCACGCGGAGGCGCATAGGTCTTCGGCTTCGGGGTGGTCGCATCGCCCTTCTGGGGTCGTGAGCCGTCAGCCGGGAAGAACCAGAGGTTTCCGCCGACTTCCTTCCACTCGCCCGTGGGGCCTTTCCTTTCCGGGCCGATAGGCTGGAAGCTGGTCGGGTCGCGCCTGTCCACGGCGTAGGGCTGTTGGCCATTGCCGGGGTTGACGATCTGCCATTCGGGCTTCTGAAGCTCGCCGCCGAGGGTCGTCACGAACGGCTGAAGCTCCTGATCGGTGAAGCCTGACGTGTCGAACTTGGCGAGCAATTCCGGGGGCACGCCTTGCTGTTCCAGAAGCGGGCGGACGCTCTGTTGATAGACCGCCGCGCGCTGATCTGGCGGCGCTTGCAGAAGGCTTTGAGCGCCGCCGAGCATGGTCTGAAGGCTTTGCACCTGAGAGGCCTTGGCCTGCTCCTGCATCGCCCGCTCTTGCTCGGCCTGCATCTGGCGGTTCTTCTGATCGTATTGCAGGATGCCTTGGCCCTGGTCGATCATGCCGCCGCGCATCAGAGCGTTCGCCCCGCCCTGATAGTCGCCCTGCGCCAGAGCGTTGCCCGCCTGCCGTTGGGTGCGCTGGTCGAACAGACCTTGAGCGATCATCTGGCCTTCACGGAAGGCGGCAAGAGGGTTGACCATTTCCATCAATACGCCCTTCCCGAAAGGCCTGGGGTGCTGTGGCCGGTGCCGCCCGCGCTGGCGTAGCCGCCGGTGTGGTAGCTCGGGCTATTCGCCGTGCCGTAGTTGGCAAGGGCGGTGGAGAAAATGCCGCCGACCTGGCCGATGCCTTGGTTTAAGGCGTTGGCCTGCTGATAGCTGGATTGCATTTGCGCCAGCGAGTTGGCTTGATTGGCCTGCGCCACGGTGTTGGCGTAAGCCTGCCCGGCTTGCTGGTTGGCGCTGTTGGCCGTTTGGCCCATGCCCGAGCCCGCAAGCTGGCGGTTGTACCAGTCGCCGTACTCGGCAGAGGCGGAAGCCCCGGCGTAGTCGTTGAGGCCCTTCAGGGCAGAGCCTGACCCCAGTAGGCCGGCAACCGCCTTGTTCTGGGTTACCCCTTCCAGTCCGCGCGACAGGCGGAACTGGTAGTCCGGCGATGCCTGGAAGTTCTTGATCGGGTCCGACAGGTTCGCCAGCGCGTTCTGACCGAACTTGCGCCACGGCTCCTGATCAGCCCGCGAAAGGTCATACTGACGTGCGCTCTCGGCGATAGTGGACTTGGAGCCCTTCGCCGCCGTGCCCGCCGCATCTTTCGCAGCGTTGGAACTGTTGACGCTGCCAGCGACAGCAGCGGTGCCGGCGATTGCCGCGCCGATGATAATAGCCATCAGACCATCTTCCAGTAGGAGCGTTCGATGTGGGTGAAGCCGTGCTTTGCGAAGAAGTCGCCGCCGTCCATGTGGACCTTCTCGGCGACGATCCAGCGGAAGGAGCCGCGCCGCTTCAGTTCGGCTTCGACGGTGTTGAACAGGAGCGAGCCAGCGCCGCTGCGGCGTTCGGACTTCACGACGTAGTAAATGTCTTGCACGCAAAGCCGGATCGGGTTGTGAAAGCCATCGACCAGAAAGCCGATGAAGTAGCCCATCAGGGCGCCCTCTTTGCGGAGCGTCACGTAGAGGATTTGCCCCGCCGCATCCCGGTCGCGGTAAAGGTGCCACTTCGGCTCCAGGGGGATTTCGATAGGGTCGATTGCCAGTTCCGCATGGTGCAGCGGCAGGATCGGCAGAAGCTCCTCGATGCCGGCGGTGAAGCCTTCAACCTGTGCGGTGATCATTCCCAGATCCTCACGTCGGCCATCAGATGAATACGGTCGTCGCGGCTGTTGTTGACGACTTGATGCTCGGCGTGGGCGTTGAAGCTCCACACGTCGCCGGTCTGCATGTTGACCGTCTCGTCATCCTCACCCTCGCCGCAGATGAACAGCGAACCGGGCAGGCCTTGGACAACGATGTGATAGCGGGCCAGCGAGCCCTGGTTGACGTACTCGCCCGCCGCGTCCCGGTGCCGCAGGATTTGGCCGCCGGGCCGGATGCGGGAGATCAGGCAACGCTCCAGGGTGTAGCCGTTGACGAGGGCCATCAGGCCCATAACCAGCGGCTTCACTTCAGTCAGCACAGCGGCGGCGGGGTGCCAGATGACCGGCAGGCCGTCGCCCATGACGATGGTGTCTTTGCCCGCCATCGACGTATCCGAGAACCGGATCAGGATGTCGTCAACGTCAACGTGGGCGGTGTTGGGGTAGTCAGTGCGGAAGCGGTCGGCGTTCCACAGTTCGGGGTGTCTGGATAGCTGGTGACGCAGCGGGCCGACATTCACGCCGGTCAGCACGTTGTCGAAATACCGCATCAGGGCTCCAGGGTTTCAATTCGGGTTTCGTGGTCGGCCATGACCTGCGCCAGCTTCTCGAAGTAGGTGCGCCAGACCTTCGTCATGGCGCCGCTCTGGTCGAGGATGGGCTCAGAC